GGAAAAACGAGTATTTTTAGTCATCCTGTTTACCTCTTTCTCAGGGAGTTTAGTCTCCAGGATTTCCGGGGCGGTTCAGTTTGCTAAAGAACTTGGTTCACAGATTAATTCAAGAGGTGGCTGGAAAGCTATTCAGGATTCTACGCAGACAATGCTAGGGAACTTGAAGAATACTTGGAACAACTCACTAACGGATATTTTCAAAGGTTCTGAAGATGGTTTACAGGACTTCACAAGAAGCTTGACCAATCTTTTAAACGCTCTTGGTGGAACTGGTAAAACATTAGGTGAAAGTTTTGGTAGCTTGATGAGCGATATGTCACATGGTATCGATTCATTGACTGATATCTCTTACAGGGTACGAGGTTTCTTTGATGAGGTGACATTGGCTTACCGTTCACTAAATGACACCCAGAAAAAAATTGTTGATGGTTTATCTGATGGGTTAATTGATGGCTTGAAGATGCTTGCTGTGGCTGTTACCGCTCAAAAGGCTGCAAATGTAGCTGGAGGCTTGTTAAACCTTGCAAATGCTGTCACTTCATTCGGTGACGCTGTTAATAAAGCTAAAGCTGGTAAAGTTGGTTCTTCAGGTGGTGCGCTAAGTAAAGTCGGTAGAGTTGTCCTTTATGCTGAGTTGGTGAACTTTGCTCTTGATAATTTAAACCCTGAAGCAGCTAAGAATCCGAACTTACATCAATCAGGTATTGGCACAGAAACAAACTTCAACCCTGAATATAAAGGTGATTCATCTAAACCAAACCAAATTAATGAGGGATGGGCTAAGATTGGTAGTTCTATCGCTGACTGGTTTAATGGTGCGGCTAACAAAATTGCTAACTTCCAAGACCCGATGAATAACCTTGTACATAACGCACAATCAACTCCACCAGCTATCACAGGTGACATGGTTAATAGCAATGCTCAACTTGCAATGACTATTAGTGAACTATCACGCAAGGTAGACGCTTTAACAGCAGAAACTAAGAAGCCTTTGGCGGTTAATATCAAAGGTGAAGCAATTGTTAGGCCGGATGCACCATCTTTCTTTACTTTCAATCAAGCATCTAATGACCAGTTCACGCAGGATATGCTCTTAAGTTCAAGCTATCCAGAGGAAGAATAATAATAGTCGAATGCTACGTGAAATCTCTTGAACAGATATACCCACTGAAAAATAGAATTTACGTACAACACGCTTAACAGAGAAAATACTTATATATCAAAGGCTTGGTTAAAAATGATTAAAATACACTAAGCCTTTGAAATCAAAGGAGAATTTAATGATTTTTAGCAATCAAATCCGCTACAGTGGCAAAGATGGCGTTTACTTCCACTTAAGAGATAATGTAGATGCCTTCTTAACCTTATCAGCAACTGAAAACATGGAATTTGACAGCCCTATGCAGGTAACTACACAAAACATGCAATCAGGGCAAACTGTCACAGATAATGTGCAAAGAGCACCCAGAACAATCACTATTAGTGGTGTCGTTGTAGTTGGCTATGAAGGAAGCTTATTATTAACTCGTCAGGGTCAATTAGTAGAAAACTTCATCGACACTCTGGAAAACTGGCGTGACCAGAAGCAAATTATTTCGGTCATCTGTAAAGATGGAATTAAAATTGATGACTCCATTATTACAAACTTTAAAGCCTCTAAAGATGTTGGTATTTCAAACGGCCTAAGAATCCAATTAACTTTTCAGGAAATTAACTTTAAAGCTATTGTTGGTCAGACTGATATTTCTGCTGCTACTGGAAAGACAGCTACTACAAATGATGGTGGTGCTACCAGCAAAAAGAACACTGGCAACACTACAACGAGTCTTGGAAGCCCTATGCTGACCTGTAAAGAGCTTTTTAGCTATTCGCCAAGTGAGCTATCAGATGAAGCGTTAAAAGCCCGTGTAACGTGCTCTAAGAGCGTTAGCGTTAAAAATGGTGAGAGCACCTTCACAGCCTCAGCTAATGAGCAAGCTTCAAAGGTGCTTAAGTCGGGTAATGCTTTACGGAAGTTTAGTGTGAATCCTAACAAGAAGGGCACTTACTAATTGGTATCATCTACCAATCCCTAAGCGTCTACCTCTTCCATATCACCAGCAGGATAAATCCTTGTTACTGGTTCACCAAAGATAAGCATATCATCTAGTGACTGCATCTCATCGGTTGCTTCTTCAAGCGTTAAGGTGTGGTCATCTTTACCATCAAGAGGAAAACCACGAATCATATTTCCATTGTGAAGATATATATCCACCAGCTTTTCATTACCAGAAACAACAATCTCTTTCACCAGACGCTTAATGATAATCTGGGCTTCAGTTCTCCCCTCTACAGACTCCATATCAAGACCGCTTAAATCCAAGCTTGATACAGATTTTACCCTCGCCTTTTCTCGTGATAACTGAACTATCAGTTCATCTTTTTCTTCCTGCTTAACCCGTAGTGCTTCCTGAATCTGAGTGATGTTAGGAAGCTGTATCAGCGTCTCAGTGAGTTTTTCCAGTTCACCATCAACGGTGTTTAATCTTCTTTGCAGCTCATCCAATTTAGCTGTGTCAGTAGCTTCATCGTGTAGCTGTGATAGTTTGCTAAACAGACGACTACAAAGCTGTGTATCAAGTAACTTTCTGGACACTGTACCGTAATTACAACGGGACTCCTTATTACCATTGCAACGGTAAGTACCTTGATAAACGGGTTTACGTATCCCTGTAGGAGTCATTACAAGCCCACACTTACAACGAATAAGCCCCTTCAGTATGTTCACATATAGCCAGTGTTCACCGCTGGATGTTTTCCCCTTCCCTGTTTCCTCTAACAGTTGCTGTACAGCGTAAAACTTAGAATCTGTGACAATCTGAGGATAGAACCCTTCAATTTCTTCACGTAACACTGTTTTACGGTCTTCTGTAGAAATCTTAGCGGGAAGGTAACCTAATACACTTCGTGAAGTCAGGATGTGTTTAACGCTTAATGCTGACCAGTTACCATCCGGTTTCTTAGTCTTGGATATTCTGACCTTACGCTGATTAATGGTCGGGTAACCTTGTTCGTTTAGCCATTTACAGATAGCAAACATCGACATACCAGACAGACGCTTGTCATAGATGATATTCACCAGTGACGCTTTATCTTCATCAACGATGTAGTGTGAACCGTCTTCTGATAGCTCTAACCATCCGGGGGCTTGCTTACCCATAGGCTTCTTAAGTTCTCTTGCAAGCTGTGTTTTATGGTTCCAGACCTGAGCTATACGCTTTTGTTTAACAAGAGATTCCTGATGTGCTCGCTCAGCTATGATGATGTGCTTAATCAACTTCACAGGGTCTGTTAAGGCTGACTTGTCGTAGAGTTCACCATCTCCCAGAGTCAGTATAGAGACTCCCTTCCTCAGTATCTGCCTAACGTCATCTATAGCTGTGTCGATATCTGCCCTACTGAAGCGGTCAAAGTTCTCTACAACAATCAAGGAACCTTCTGGAATAGCCCCAGACATAACATTTTCAAACATACGTCTGAAGTCAGAACCTTGAGCCTTATGTTGCTGGTGAAAACCAGATTTACCCTTATCAACGTATCTGTGAGCAGGAAGAAGGTAATAATCGTTTTTGTGCTTAGAGTAGAAAGCATCAATGAGGTTTGTTTGCCGTCTTAAGGAGTCTCCTGAGTCTTGCTCTTTAGTACTCCACCTGATGTATGTCACTAGCAGCTTCATATCTTCGGACTATGCTTATCTAAGTGGTTCATTGAACAGGAGAACAATGATATGAGTGTTAAGGCAAGAATACTAGTGCTTTATTATTCCATGTACGGACATATTGAAACCATGAAGCATTAAAAACACAGAATTACCGAAGATCGTCCAAGAGCATATATTTTTCAATCTGTTACACCTCATTTTGACCATGAAGAAATCAATTTTACACCGTTCTTTATACGTTCTTTTTTGCCCCAAATATGCCCCAAACAACCACATTTTGCCCCAATAGTGCCCCAAACATTTAAGGGGATTTAACTTGATATTTCAGATAATTAACGCAAGTTTGCGATGCGAATTTGCGTTAATTTTCTGGATGAGGCATTTACCGTTACCCGTTCATCAATATTCCGCTGATTGACAAATCCTCCAGAGCTATCGCATACTGACCGCACTGAACAAATAAGCGGTCTCCGCACCCGATAGCTTTGCGGCTTTTTTATGCCTGCAATTTGGCATAGTTACATCCGTACAAAGGTCGGGTGGAGAGGCGTAATACAACACCCGCAAGGGGAATATGCCCAGAGCTTCTTATTTGGCTCAGTTGACACCCGACCGCCAGCTACTAACTGGCGGTTATAAACTAAACAAATAAGGAGGTCATCATGACCAGTCAACTCATCCCCGTATTCAACGGCACTATCGCCAACGAAACCACTCTTCTCGTTAATGCCCGTGATTTACATACTTTTCTTGGAGTAGGTAAACGCTTTGCATCGTGGATTACAGAACGTATTGAAGAGTACGGATTCGTTGAAAATCAGGACTATATAGCTATTTCCCAGAAACGGGAAATAGGTTATGGGCGAGGGAAAAAAGACTACCACCTTACCCTCGATACAGCCAAAGAAACGGCGATGGTAGAGCGTAACGAAAAAGGCCGACAGATACGCAGATACTTCATCGAGTGCGAAAAGAAACTTCGCAACATGCAGTCGGCACAAGCAGAACCACAGCAACAATTCACAGACGAGGAAATCATCCTCCTCTGCTACATGCAACTCTGGATGGAAAAAGCCCAGGACCTCAGCAAACACCTGTATCCGATCATGAAAGAGCTGAACTCCTCATACACGAACAAGCTGTATGACATTGCGTTTGAGACCATCTACATGGTGACGAAGAACAGAGATGTGCTACTGAGAGAGGCGGCACGGCTTGACCAGTCGAGTTTCGTAGTTCAGCGGGCCAGACCAATGCTGAAAAGCCTGCGGGCAAGGCAATTCGAATTCTAAAACCAAAGGAGCTTCGGCTCCTTTTTTCATGCCTGAAGGAAAGGAAAATGGCAGATATCATCGACAACGCCGCTGAAATCGAAGAATTGCAGCGCAATCTCTCCCTGCAAAAATACAAATCCGATAGTAATGCCCCATCTGCTACTCATTGTTGCGAGTGTGGCGATCCGATAGATGAGCGGCGACGCCTGGCTGTTCGTGGATGCAGAGCTTGCGCCAGTTGCCAGCAGGATATTGAACTTATCAACAAACAGAGAGGTGTGAAGTGAACATCAACACCACGATAACGATCGATACAGCCCTGAACACCGGCCTAGCGCTCCTTGGTTATTTCTACATCATGTTCTGCAGCGGACGATGGCTGTCACTGTTGTTCATGAAAAAATGGAATAAACGCCGTAAGCAGGAGCAACGCCAAAAGGCAATAGATGCATTTTTCGAAGCCTTCGGTATTGACGGCATGGAACCAGGGGATCCAGCTCGCGCAATTAGCAGAGGGGGCGTAGTAATCCTTGTATACCGGAGTGAAGAGAAAAATGAGCAAGATTGACTATCAGGCACTGCGTGAAAAGGCAGAGAAAGCAACTAAAGGAAGCTACATCGTAGGGCATACATCTGTTAACCAGCACGGCAATTTAACAGGAGTTTTTGTTTGCCAAAAATGGAAAGGAGAACCCGGTGGCGTGATTGCAGAATGTCATGTTAACTGCCTGGTTGAAACAGATGCTCAGGCTTATGCAACGCTGAATTCATAGCAGAGGCTAACCCGGCTACCGTGCTGGAACTGCTGGATGAACGGGAAAGAAACCAGCAATACATCAAACGCCGCGACCAGGAGAACGAGGAGATTGCGCTTACGGTTGGGAAGCTGAGAGTTGAGCTGGGAGCAGCAGAGAACAACCTTATTGATAGTGAATGCCATGTTGCTGAACTGGAAGAAGCGCTACGCGATAAGCAGGCGTTACTTGAAGCATCAGAGAAGCGCATAGCAGAACTGGAAGCCGAACTCGTAAGCCAAACTTACAAGTTGCCACACACGCAGTTTGAACAGATTGCTAACCTCTACGAAATGCAATTTGATGACGGTCGCACTTGTGCCTTTCACACTGATGCGCAAAAGGCTGAGCAATGGCTTCAGGCGTGCGACGGAAACAGGGTTCAGGAATACGTTAAGCTGGAACGGTTGCAGAATGCGCTGTCTGGCAACTCTCCGGTAACTCCGGATGGTTGGATAAGTTGTAGTGAGCGAATGCCGGATACCAAAACAGCCGTTCTTGTTGCCGTGGAGTTTGACAGGAAAGGTGACTGGCGAATGAAGTGGGCGACTTACATCCCGGGGCATCCTGACGCTAATGATGGGTGGATAATTCCTGGTGCGTCGTGGAAACCGTCACACTGGATGCCGCTACCAGAACCGCCGCAGGAGGTGAACTGATGGAAAATGAAGGCGATAATATCATCACACTGGTGCAGCCAAAGCGCGATGAAGAGAAGCTGCTGAACATTACAGTAACTGGCAGAAAAAACTACACACAACAGAGCTGTAAGCATCGGGCCATTGAGGTTCATGAACAGGATCACGTTATCCTGTGCTTGCAGTGCGGATGTGTTGTGGACCCTTTTCAGTATGTTCTGCGGTGTGCGAACGATGGTGAGGCTGTGGTGAGAGAGATTAGACAGCTTCATAACAGACACGATCAGCTCCGAGAATCTGTTGCCAGCCTCGAGCGTGAAGAAAAGAACACCAAAGCACGGTTGCGGGCAGCAAGAACTGCAATACTGTATGCGGAAAATGACCTTAAAAATATTGAGCAGAAGGTGAATCAATGACCTGGCCTGAAGCATTCGCAAATGTAGGAACAGTAATGGCGGTGGTGCTGGTTGTGTATTCGATTTGTCGCTGGAGATAAAAACGGTTTGCGGGAAAAGGAGAGTTAAGTAGAATTGCTGCGGGTGCTTGAGGCTATCTGCCTCGGGCATGAACACCAACGGCAGATAGAGAAAAGCCC